GCTGCCACTGCCGCTGCCGGTGATTTTGCAACTCCTGCATCACTGAGCACCGGCCTGGCCACGAAGGCCGACCTGGTTGGAGGCGTGGTGCCTTCCAGTCAAATCCCAGCGATTGCTCTGGTTCAGTATCTGGGCCAAGTCAGCAGCCAGACCGCCATGCTGGCCCTCCGGGGCCAGGGGGGGGATTGGTGCATTAGGACCGATGGCGGGGCCAGCAAGTGGGTGATCGTCGCCAATGACGGTAGCTCCCTGGCTGACTGGGTTCAGATGCCGACGGGGACCGCCGGCGTCAGCTCGATCAATGGGCAAACGGGAGCTGTCACGCTGGGCACAGGCGACCTTACGGAAACCGGCGGCAACCAATTTTTTACCGCAGCCCGAGCGATTGGATCGGCACTAACGGGCTTTGTTGCTGAGGCGGGAACTGTTGCCGCCACAGATTCAATCCTTCAAGCAATTAACAAGATTGTCGGCAACATTGCTGGCCGGGCGCTTGCTGGGGCAATCGGCTCCAGCGGGCTGACCATGACGGCCGGCGTGCTAGGCCGCGAGAGCGGCACCGGGGCGCCGCAGGTCTATCCCCTGGGCTCTGGTTTGTCGATCGTTGCGGGCGCAATCACCGCCACCGCCACCAGCAGTAGCTCTGACTACCTCGCCATCCTTGCAAGTTCTGAAGTTGCAGTAACTACAACAGCCACAGCAACAATAAGCAGGCAGCATCTTATATCTGGGACAACTGCTGATTACACGGTAACTTTGCCGGCTGCAGCCGGTAACGCTGGTAAGTTTATATCATTTCGCATTAGTGACGCGGCGACTAGGAGATTTACAATTAGCGGCAATGCCTCTGAATTGATAAATGGTCAGAATACGCGTATCATGTGGGCCGGTGAGTCTGCCGTGCTTTATTGCGACGGATCTGGATGGCTGAAACTTTTTGGGGTGACCAAGCCTATGCAATGCCAGATCTCCTTGACATCAACCCAGACAATCTCGAATTTAACGATGACCGACGTGACGTTTTCTCGTGTTGATGTTGATAATACTGGGGCGATGGCAGATACGGCTAACTCCAGAATAATAAATTTTCGGCCTGGGCAGTACATTCTTATGGCGCATTTAATGTGGGACACTACTACTGGCTCGGCTACGCGATTGATTGGCCAGATTTTTAATTCAAATACATCTTTAGCTATAACGGCGCACGAGATGACTGCCTTTGCACATTCCTGCTACCCTTCATGCCAGCCCTACGCTTTGGTCGCTTTATTGGCAACATCAACGATAAAGTTACAAGCGTACAAATCAGCTAACGTAACAAACGTTTATGGGCACCCCACTACTGATACCACTCAGCTAATGGCTATTGAGGTTCCGTCATGGTAGGAATTGCTGCAGCTATCGCCGCTCGTTTCCCGCATTCGGTGTCGCTTGTGGATTGGGGAGTTTTGTTTAATGGCACAGCCGATGAGATTTACCACTGGGATACGGACGCCATGGGTTACCCTATGCCCAGCGAAGCCGACCTGGCCGAATGGATGGCCTTGCCGGCACCACCCGCCCCGCCGGACTGGATCGAATACCGGGAAGGACTGCGCGATCCGTGCTACGTCAGCATTGTTGCGGCAGCGCTTTCGTCAACTCCGGAAGCAAAGTATGGCGCGATGAACATATCTGCTGCGTTAAATTCGTTTCAAGATCGAGGAGATCACAAAGACTACTTAGATTGCATCGTGTGGATTCTGGGAGGCTCCACTCTGCCGGTAGCAGAAAAAACTGACCTTGCAGCAAAATTGCTGGCGCTGATGACTCGGTGTAACCTGCCGAGCCAGTTCATAACGGAATTTATCGAAGCGTTGGATTCGCTTTCTTCGCCATGATGCTGTTCCCCGCCGACCTCGCCCTTATGACCGCCTGGCACCTGGCGCTGTTCCCGGCTGCCTGGTATCTGGTGACGGCGGTGCCGTCCCTGCAGCGATGGATGGCAGGGAGGCTGAAGCCGTGAGCGATCAATCAGCCATGCAGCTAGGGGGGCAGAGCGAGGTAGCTGCTGTCCTCGGAATGATTACAACGGCTTGCGGTCGCCTAGCCAGCGTAGAGGACAAGCTGGGAAATGTTCCGTTAATGCAGCGAGATCTTGAGTCTCTAGTAAAGGGGCAAGAGAAAATGGAAACCACTGTTGAAAGAATAGAGCAGGCTCAGCGAGATGCACAAACACAGTTTGAAAGACAATTTCAATTACAGCAACTTCAGATCCAAGCAACTCAGTTAAAGCTAGAAAGTTATGAGGCTACTGCTAAAAAAGTTGCGGATCTAGAAAAGCTATATGGTGAATTGGATAAAAAAGTATTCGCTTACGCTTTACTGGCTGCTGCTGTGGGCGCGGTTGTAAGCACTCTGTTTACCGGCTTGCCCGCTTGGCTTGAACGCAATCCATTGCAGAAGGCCAGCTTTATCGTGTTTTCAGCGCTGGTGAGGGGCAAGGGCTAATGCTCCTGCCAGCCCTGATGCGGTCCCGATCGCTGCGAAGGTTTCTTGCATGGGCGGCATTAATCCCCTGGCTCAGAAAACAGATCAACCGATTTTTTACCAATCTAATCGCCAGATCCACGGCCCCTCGCCCCAGACCATTCAGCCTGTGGTCTCCTGTGGCAGTTGCAACGGGTGGCCCCAGTGGTCCGATTTCAGATTACACATCCTGGCCGGCACTGACGGATCGCCGATTTTCTGCGCGTCATTTGCCTCCTGCCAGCATGAGCAGCATTGCGGCGCTCCCCGATGATGCCCCAAGCGGGCCTGGTGGCTGGGGCCCGGTTACATCCCTGTTCGCCAGGGATGAGGTAATGCAGACGGATCGCTCTTCTGTTCTGTTCATGTTCTTTGCGCAATGGTTTACCGACAGTGTGCTCCGCACCGACCCCGACGACCGCCGCAAAAATACTTCCAACCATGATGTCGATCTTTGCCAGGTATATGGGTTGCATGAGCGCCAAACCCAGTGTCTACGAAGTCATTCTGGAGGGCGCCTAAACTCTCAGATCATTAACGGGGAGGAATATCCCGACTACCTAGGAGAGCGAAACGAGGCAGGCGAATGGCACGTAAAGGCTAAATATAGCTGTTTAGATTCTGAAGGGCGGGTGAACCCCTCACAGGGCCTTTACCCTCATGGCAATACCGAATGGGTAAAGGCAGTCCTAGACAAGAGTTTCCCCCCCGGCACGCTGACGCCAGAGCAGCGTGATGCCAGGCTTGATAAGCTCTATGCAACCGGGATTGAGCGCGGAAACTCATCGGTAGGGTATGTGGCCCTGAGCACCATTTTTTTGCGGGAGCATAACCGCATTTGCCACGAACTGAGCAGCCTTCCCGATCTTGACTGGAAAGACGACGACGAGCGCTTGTTTCAAACGGCGCGCATGATAAATACTTGTCTGCTTCTAAAGCTAACTATTGAAGACTACATCAATCATATAGCAGGTGACTCATTATTTCAGTTTGATCCCAGTTTTGCCGAAGACCAGCCTTGGTACCGCCCCAACTGGATGGCGCTCGAATTTAACCTGCTCTATCGCTGGCATGGCCTTGTTCCGGATTACTTGATTGTGAATGATGCAATCGTAAAGCACTCATTCTATCGTTGGAATAATGATCTGTTGGAAGCGCACGGTTTGGCCAGTATCATCGGCAACGCCTCCAACCAAGCAGCTGGACGTATCAGCCTAGGGAACAACCCTGATTTCCTGATGGGGGCGGAATATCAGACAATTAAGATGGGTAGAGCTTTTAGGCTACAGGGTTACAATGAATACCGCCAAAACTTTGGGCTTGCCAAACTACGGGACTTCACAGAGCTTACCAAAGATAAGAGCTTGCGTCAAAAACTGGAAACCCTCTATGGAGACATTGACAGGCTGGAGCTAGTGGTGGGTCTGTTTGCCGAAGATCCTCAGCCTGGCGCTTTGTTCGGATCGTTAATGCTGATCATGGTGGCCTATGACGCTTTCACACAGATTTACACCAATCCACTTCTCTCAAGGGCAATTTATACAGCCGAAACCCTTACCGCCTATGGGCTAGAGCTAATCGACACAACATCAAGCATCGCCGACCTAGTGCGCCGCAACGTGCCTGGGGGATTATCGCAGAAGGTTGCGCTATCATTCCCCCATCATTAGCGAGGGGGAGAGGATGAACTGGTTTACCGCCCTGCTGATTGTCGGCTACATCGGGGTCTGTGAGGCTCGGGTGCCGAGCCCGTTTCAGGCCTGCGAGAGCCGCTGGAACTGGGCCTTAGGTGTGCTGGTGCCGAGCCCTATCCAGGGGGCCATCCCTGCGGTGAGCAACCTGCTGCGCGGCCGGCGGCGACACGATGAGTCCATCGAGCCACAACAGGACCGCACCCCCAACTCATGACACAGTCCATCAGCTGCCGGATCATGGACGCCTTGGCCGATCTGCTGCAGGGCACGGCCCCCGAGGGAGAGAGCGACATCCCCTGGCTGGTTGGCAACCCAACCAACCGTCGCCCACAGTTGTTTCTGGATGCCTCCCGCGTGGCCGGGCCTGGTGATGGGGTGGTGATCGGGTTGGACCTAGAGGGGGAGGGCCTCGACCAGCCCGGCGATACCTGCCGGGTGGTCTCATCGCTGCCCGTAGTTGTCACCATCTCTACGCCCCGGCAGCTGGGAGACCCCCCTAACTGGGAGCTGCTCGATCCGTTTTACGTGGCAGTCCATGGCAGGGTCATGGGCGGCACTCGAAAGCTCGGTGGGTTGTGCCGAGGGATTCAGTCAAAGGGCCGATCGCACGAATCAAACCTCCAGGCCGCTCTGATGAGATGCGTTTATGATGTCACCTATGCCACTGATCAAACTGACGTGAAGATCAACCGGTTATGAGTCCGAAACCCTCAGTCCTGCCAGCCCAAGCCCCGGCGCCACCCGAGCCGCCATCATGCGGCGGTGAATGGTACCGAGAGCCCCACGAGATCGAATGGCGAGAAATGCCATTGAACACACCCCCAGCGCCCACCCTGCCCTCGACCGATGGACAATCTATTCACGATCAAGCCTGAGGGCGTCAGCGGGACCCTCGAAACTCTGGCCGGTTCAGATGTTGTGCGTTGCTACGACTTCCTGCCTACCATCCAGGAATTCTCGGCGGTTGAGCGCGAAACCCTGGGCGTTCGGCCAGGGACCCCTCAGCCGTCAGCGATGACTATGAGAATGATGCGGTTTGCGGTGCCCATGGAATGGGCCGGCAGCGGCACCCCTGGCACAGCGTCGGGCAATGACAAAATCGCCCTGGCTGCCGGGATGGGCAAGGCGGTGGTTGGCGCTACCAGCATCACCCGTACACCAGCGTGGCCCGCACCTGCTACCACCTACTCGGTTGGGTTTCATTGCGAAGGCGTGCGCTACGCCGGGGCCGGGGCCCGCTGCAACAAGTTGACCATTGAGGCCGAGGCCAATGGTCCGCTTCGGGCAACTGCTGAATTTATGGCGCTCTATCGGGACTCAGTGACGGCCGCAAACCCAGCACCTGTGACCTATCCGCCGCAGGTGGATGCAACCATTTTTGACAGCGCCGCCACAACCCCAGGCAGCGCCACCCTGGGGCCTGTTGGAGGCACGGCGGTGCCGCTGTGTTTCACAAGTTTTTCTTGGGTGAAAGAAAACACGATGGAACTAATCGACGACTTTGGCTGTGTTCCATATATTAACTTTACTAAATACGCGATTAACGGATCATGCAGGGTTGCAAGGCCTGCAATCTCTACGCTGGACATTCCAGCACTGCGCAAAAATTCTACGTTGTGCGCGTTGACTCTGCCGATTGGCACCACTGCTGGCAATATAATGACATTCAACCAGCCCAGAATACAACTAACTAGCGTAGAGTTAGTTGACGTTAAGGGGCTTCCTTATTATGATATTCAATGGGTGGCCCGGTTTGGTGACCTTGCCAACCAAGAAGGGTCTATTGTTGAGACTTGATCGCCTAAACTACCAACCCTAACCCTTTGCGTTTTTCTTTCCATGGCATTTGATTTTTTCAAAGTAGGCGACACATTCAAGGCGGAAGTAAAACATAATGTTATCCTGGAAGATGGAACACGAAAAGATATAACCTTTACCGCGTTTTTTGAGAGGATGGAACAGACCGAAATTCAAGAGCTAAACGAAGCAATCAGGCACTACCGGGCCGTGCTGCTGGCAATTGAAGACGGCAGGGAGCCCCCTAGCGCGGCCAAGGGCGTGCAATCGGTTGACTATGTCCATATTGCTAATCGCGTGCTGCAAGGATGGGGCGATGACATGCTTTATAATGAAGAGCCATGGAAGTTTGACGAAGATTCAAAGAGAAAAGTAATTCAATTCCCAGGGATGGCCCAGGCAATTACTGATACATGGACAGAATCAACCGCACCTGAAACCGGAAAAAAGCCAACCTCAGGGAGATCGCGGGGGAATGGCATCGGCAAATGACCCAGGCGCCGGCCAAAACATGGGAGCAGGAAGAGATTGCACAGCGGCGCTCTGCTGAAGGGCTGGGCATCGTCTACGTGCCCCAGATTCGCAAGGATCGGCCCGAACCTGCTGAGCCGATTTGCCGGATATGGCCCGAGAACATGGACGCCTTCTTGCTCTGGTGCAAGGTGGCCCCCACCCAATGGCACTGGGCCACGGGTTACACCCCAGAGGGATATCCGCAATTGATGCGGACAGGCCTAATTCATGAAGCCGCAGTCCAGCGGGCCCTACTGACCTGGGGTCGGCGGCGCGTTGAAGCGATCATGGATGATCTCGCAGTGATCGAGCACGAGTTTCTAAAACTAGAGAGGGGCTTCTGATGGCCGTCAACTTTGCTGCGATTCTCAAGATCGCCGCCCAGGTTGTCGGCACCGAGCAAGTCGCCAAGCTCGGCTCAACCTTCAAGCAGGTAGAAGGTGCCACGCAGTCGCTCACCAGCAAACTAGGCCCGTTGAGCGGTGCCCTGGGGGCCCTTGCCCCGATTGCAACGATTGGCGGACTGGGGGCCCTGGTGGGCAGGACGATTGAACTAGGCGACTCGATGAACGACATGAGCCAGCGCACCGGCGTCAGCGTTGAGTCATTGGCCAGGTTCAGGAAGGCGGCGGCAACATCAGGAACTGACATTGATGCAGTCGCCAAATCGCTTGTCAAGCTCAGCAAGGGCCTCTACGAAACCGCACAAACCGGCAAGGGTCCGGCATCTGAAGCACTGCAGACCCTCGGCATCAGCGCAACAGATGCAGCCGGTAAATTAAAAACAGCCGATCAAGTTACGTTAGAGATTGCCAATAAATTTAAGACTATGCCAGACGGTATAGAGAAAACAGCTTTAGCGATGCAGCTGTTTGGCAAATCAGGCGCGGATATGATCCCAATGCTGAACGAAGGCGGCAAAGCTATCGAATCATTAAGCGTAAAGATGACGGCAGCATTCGCTAAAAAGGCGGATGAGTATAACGATAAGTTGGCGATGCTTGGCGGGAAGGTCGGCGGTCTTGCTGCTGGACTGACCGTGGCTTTGCTGCCTGCGCTGGATGCAACAGCCACGGCGCTGACTGCGGTGATTGATGCCTTCACAATGCTGCCAGGCCCGATACAGGCAGCGGTTGGGGGCGTGGCACTGTTGGCCGTGGGCTTTACCCTGCTGGCTCCCATCATCACCAGCGTGGTAACGGTGCTGGGTGCCTTTGCCGGCCTGGGCATTGGCGCCACTCTGGCGGGCATAGCCGGCGCGATCGTGCCAGTAGCCACCGGTCTGGCTGCCCTGGTTGCCGGGTTCGTGACTGCCCCGGTGCTGATAGGCGCCGCAGTCGTGGCCACGGCGGTGGTGATTTTCAATTTCCGCGACCAGATCGCCGATGCTTTCCGGGGCCTGTTCGATCTGATCGCCAACCCCACCACCGGGTTCGTCGCAATGATCGGCGGTGGCTGGAACCTGATGATGGACGGCCTCGCCAGCTACGTCGGCAACATCCTCCCCAATATCAGCGAGAACTTTGCAGCATTTTTTGACACCATCATCGGCCCAGAGAATGGCCTGATTGCCCGCCTGGGGCAGGCCTGGAATGCTGGCATGGACGCCATGCGGGACTATGCCGTGGGCCTGGTGCGGCCCATTGCCGATGCCTGGGCAGGGATTGTCGGCACGGTGCGGGGGGTGATCAATTCGGCCCTCAGCCTGGCAGGGCGGGCGGTCAATGCCTTCATTGAGCAGATCAACCGCCTGATCGCCGCGGCCAATTCAGTGAGCGCCGCCGTGCGGGGCCCGCAGCTGGGGATGATCCAACCGGTGCAGGTGCCCCAGTTTGCAGTAGGCGGCCGGGTGGATCGGCCAACGTTGATCATGGCCGGCGAGGCTGGCACCGAGTACATCGTGCCTCAGAAGAAGGTGCCGCAGTTCATCGCTGCGCAGATGGGGGACCAGGGCCTCGGCATTCGCCAGGGTGCCGCTGCTGGCGGGGGCTTCAGAGGCGGCGGCACTTTCGCCCCAACGATCCAGGTTCAAACCGGCCCAGTCCAGCAGCAGCCCGACGGCTCCCAGTGGATCCGGCGCGAGGATGCCGAGGCCATGGTGAGCGATGGCGTTGGCCAGCTCTGGGATCACCTCCAGAGCTATGACGGGCGCAAGGCCCTGGGGATGGTCTGATGGCCACCGGCCCCTATTTCTGGACCCAGACCCTCAAATGGATGGACCCCTCCGGCGTGGCCCGGGCCCGCTGGCACCGGCTCGACCTGGCCAACAATCCTCCCTTCAGCAGCTGGGATGCTGGCGACGGCGACGGGCCCCAGGCTTGGCGGTATCAGGAGTTCAATTGCCCTGGGTTTGATTCGGGTGTGGCGGCAGCATCGGTCACAATCACCTGCGCCCATTCCCCCGCCACCCTGGCCCTGGTGTTGCAGGCAGTGGCGGGGCAGTGGTTGATTCAGGTGACGCAATATCGAATTGTCCTGGGTGGCCTGATCCGGGACGACTCAGCATTGCTCGCCATCAGTGGCGGTGGTGGCACGCTGACCGGGATCTCATTTTCTGCCAGCAGCACCCTGCCGCCAGTGGTTGCCATAATTCCACCTAGAATTGCGACTACCGAATTGATCGGGACACCCTGCGTGCTGTCGTTCTAATGGTTGCGCCGATAATGCGGTCGGGAAATAGCGGGGGCGGCAACTCACGTTCGTCAAGTTCTTTTGCTGGTGACGTATATCAGTCTGCTATTAACAGTGTAGGCGCCAAGGCGCGGCCTTCTCGCTATGCAACGAGCACCAACGCGGCGGCCCTGGGCGGGAGCATGGCCATTGGCAGCGGTAATGGAATATCAGGGGGGCTGGATCTGGGTAAAGATCAGGAAGCGATGCTGCTGTTTGAGCGAATTCCAATTGTATGGACCCGTCGAGTAGGCAATACGGGCGGGGTTTTGATTGCACCCAAGGCCACTGCTTGCAGATTTGAAACCCCAACAGAGCTACGCGAAGAACCTTATAGCGTTACATCAGGTGGGCAAATTCAGTACAGAACCGTCAGTCTTGACCTTCCCAATACTGTAAAAGTTTTTTATCATCTTGTTTTAAGTGAGGGTAATATAGGAGGTATTCAGGTACGCGATATCTTTCAAGGCCGTTGCAGGGTTGGCCAGTTCAGCCAATCACGAAACAAGCGAGCAGGAAGGTGGGCCCCTGGCAATTTTCTTAAAGATGTATATAGAAACGTTTTGTATTTTAGAACTACCACTTTTGTTGATGGAAAAAATCAGTCTGAGGCTTTATTAAACAATAATTATTTGGTCGCCAAGGCTGTTCCAGCGCCCACAATATGCGGCACGGCCGGCACCTACGAAGGCATGTCCACGCTTTCGTTTTCGGTTGTTTATATCAATGGCGACGACCCTTATGGTGTCGCAAATGAAGATCAAGGATACTGGAAGCGGTCGGTACATGCTTTTATCCGCGACGGCGTTCAGTCTACCCGGCTGACTGATGGCGTTTACGGCAGCAGCAACAACTTGGCCGAGCTTTATTACTGGCTGCTGACCCACACCGGCAAGGTTTCAGAGATACAAATTGATCGCGATTCGTTTGTTAAGACTGCCAATTTTATGGCGGTGAATAGCTTGTTTTGGGACGGCATCTTGACCGAACCAACCAGCACCAGTGATTGGCTAAACAAAGTCGGGCCTTATTTTCTGGTGCGGGAAACCAGTGTAGGGGGTCGATATGGCCTGACGCCATTACTGCCCGTCACACCTAGCGGCGCGATTGATGTTGGCCCGCAAGTGCCGAAATGGATATTTGACAACGAAGCCGTAGTAAATGGCAGCTATTCGTATCAGCTTTCAGACCCTCAGGCCAGGCGGCCATTCATCGCTGAAGTGGCGTGGCGGCAGCAGGGTGACGATGGGCTGTCAGGAATCACCAGAACTAGCACGGTCAAATATGACGACACCCCGGACTCGGCACCAATCGAAACACATGATCTAAGCCAGTTTGCAACCTCAGAAATTCATATTGCGCGGGCGATGCGTTTCAATCAAGCAAAGCGCCGCCACATCACTCATTCAGCGCAAGTAATAGTCAAGCCTGGTTATTGGACTTCTGAGCTAGGCGAGGGCGATAAGGTCGCACTTCAGCTGGACCGGGAAGAC